CGAGCTTTTCCCGGTTTGAAAAGTCTAGCAACTTTTATACTAGCTTCTTGTCCTGCCTTATCTTTATCAAAAGCAATGATAACATTTTCAAAGTCATCAAAGAACTCTAAGCTTTCCTTGATATCTCTGACTGCACCGTTTGCTCCACGCTTAATAGATACTACAGCCCACTTAGAACCAAGCAGTTCATAAGCAGCCATAGCATCACACTCTCCTTCGGTAATGGTAATATATTTACCACTCTTGAAAAGTTGTTGACCAAACAAACCTGTATCATTATAAGTACCAGAAATATAAAAGTCTTTGTCTCTACAGTTTCTAGTTTTAGTAGCTGATAGTTCATGTCCATTATAATAAGGATAAAAATGTTTAACTACATTACCTTGTAAGTCATGTACACATTTAACTCCATATTTTTGTGCAGTATTAACTGAAATTTTTCTATCAGTTAATGCTGAGAACTTTCCTTCATCTACCATATCAGGTTTTTTAGTTGGTGTTGTTGTTGTTTGCATATCCTTTCCTCCACATGCTTTAGTATAGCTAGGCATAAACTCGCCACAACTGAAACACTTTGCTGAATCATCTTCATTGACTCCTACAGCATCACTGCTTCCGCAAAGTGGACAAGGTTGATGTAGCTTATCCCAAGTTTTATCCATGTTAGCCCTCACTATTAATTAAGATTCGTCTGAATCTTCTACAACTTCTTCTTCTTGTTCCTCTTGTTCTACTACTGCTTCAGGACTTTCCTTTAGCACAGCTTCAAGATTATTTTGATGTCCTTGTGAAGCATAGTTTAAAGCTTCGACCAGTACATTTAACGTGCCTATCTTACTGATAGATACATTAGCACCTGCTCTCTTCTGCTCATCTTCAATCTTTGAAACATCATAGACTGCTTCGCCATCATCATTTTTAATAGTAATAATCATATTAAAATTCCTCGTTGTCTGAATCTTGTTCAGCATATTCAATTAAGTTATCTACTTTAACAGCCATCAGTTCTGCAAATCTACCATAGTTATTTTTATATGGTTTAATTTTAACAGTAACTTCTGAACCATTACCAATAGCAACGTCCATAGAATTACCATCAGCATCTACTAACTTAGGTGCTGTATTAGCTGACCCATCATTCCTTGATGCTCTCTTACTAAAAGTAAAAGCAGGTTCTTCATATTTCATTTCTCCTGTTCTAGTTCTAACCTGATTAAGTCCTAAGTCTTCAAGCTTAGTAGCTGTATCAGAATCAGTAAGAACAGTGATGCCATATTTATGAGGTTCAAACCTCGTGTTAGGGCTAGTAATGTTGGCATACATTGCCTTCCCTTTTACATACTCATACATAAAATTCCTCCTTTAGGTTGTATTAAGTTGTGCCATTATATCATGGATTAGATTTTTTGTCAAGTCTTTTTTGTCTCCTTCTTGCATTGTTTCTATCTCGTGTAAATTGTATAGCACTTTGCAAGTCTTCCCATAACTCATCAAGTGCTTGTTTCTTTTGTTCTTTGTTAAGTCTTGTAATGATTTTGATATCAGACTTCTTAGGTATCCAAGTATCCCAGTAAGCTTTGTCCATGTCTTTCCATGTCCAACCTATCTGCTTGTCTAGTGTTGTTGATTTAAAATATAAATTCATAATAACCCTCGTGTTAAAAGTGGGTACTTTACAGTGATACCCAGCACTCGAACATTATCTTTTATAGACACCGAACGACTGTCTTTTTACAAGGGAAGGTAATCGGTTTAGTTCTCATCCCATTTCATCTACAACCTTTTCAAGAAAGGATTTTACAGTAGCTCGAACACCTTGTAAAACTTAGTCTGGTTTTAGTGGCACTAGACCAGAAACTAGCACGATAAAATCGTATGCCTTCAGGTTCAGGAAGGTTAGTTGAGGGCTACACCCTTAGACATACCTGAATAAGTGGCTATTATACCACAGCTAACCCTCATTGTCAACCTTTAAATTTAATAATTTAACTTTGTATTCATCCTTATTCCACACGACTTCATAAGCTATTTGGTCTGTAGAATTATCATAATTATATTTAATAACATATTCTTCCCATGCTCTAAACTCTTCCTTAGTCATTGGAGTTAGTTCAGTATCTTTTATCTCCACCATATTGGTTTCTCCCTGTTCTTGTTCCATTGTGCATAGTGCTTCTCATGTATCACATAGTCCCTGTATGCTACGATAGGGTCGCTATCTTTGTATACATCTGGCATAGCCTGTGCAAGTGTTGTCATGCTTGTATGTGTAATGTTATCAGGCATCTTACTTAAAGGTTCTTCAAGCTTAACAAGACTTGCATGAGTCTTACCATATCTATAGGTGTACTCCATACCAAGTGCTAAGAAGTGTTGATACAACCATGAGTAATTACTGCTTGACTCTCTTGCCCAGATAGTACAAGGATGATTCTTGTATGCCTCTTTGTAAAGTCCTACACTATCTGCATACTCATCACCATCTAACACTCTATGTGCAGTACATAACATTTGTGCAGTTTCAAGTGGCATCTTCACTAACATCTTATCTGGCTGTGCTTCTGCTGATACAACTGGACACTCATCAAAATAAAATATGTTCATTTGTTTTTCCTTTCTTTATCCATAAGTATTAATGCAACTCCTGTTATACAGAATAACATAAACCCTATTACAAACATGAGTCCTATTAGTTCTCCTATCATTTCGCACCTCTCTTTACATACCTATAAGTATCTGGATTCCACTCAGCATCTAACATTTCTACCAGTTCCCATTTAAGACTGCTTAAATTATGAACATCAGACAACCATAAATCATTTGTCTCGTGTAAAGTATTTAACATGCTTTCAAGTTTGCCTATGTATTTAAACAAAGTGTCATACTCACTAACACTCATATCAATAACTACTTTACTTTTTAATATTTTAGTTTTCATTTACCTTGCCCTCTATATTTCTTATGGTTAGCTTTTGTATTCTTGTTCATAGTAGAGTAGCCAACATTCCTTCTACCTTGACTCGTTCTCTTACCTCTAACACCAGTAGCTGAAGTATGAGTTTGTTTAAATGCTTTTGATTTAACTGCCATATCTTAATATCCTCCTGTATTCTTTGTACTCCTTTACAAGTTCTATAATGTTATCATCTTTCCAAGCTTGAAAAGTCTTTTGAATATCATTATATCTTAAAGATTCATCACAATAATCTCCATACTTTCTCATGATAAACATATCTATTTTTCTTACATTCATAATTGTTATCCTTTATTATAAAATATTAATATAATTAATTATTAATTTTGTTTATGTTTAAAAAGTTATAAAGATTGTATCATATTTTTTATAAAATTGCAAGTTATATTTACAATTATTTTTTATTTATATGAATAATATATAAAACCAAGCAACATTAACGTAAAAATAGTTGTCAATTCTAAGCCTCTCTAAGAGATTGTTCGTCCATACCAATACCCTCGTATGACTTGTTAAGAAAACTACTCACCATGTAGCTCATATGCTCTTCTATCCTATGTATAATATCAACTTCTGATACATTCATTGGTTCGTCCCACGTTCTTATGTCATCATAAAGAAAGTCAACAAATGTTCTAAACTTATTAGCCGATAATTTATTTATGATATATTCTCTCGCACATATATCTTCTAGTTTTTTGTATAATGTTCTATTCACAGTCTTGTTCCTCCAACATTACTAAGTGTCTTACCATACTGCTGACTCCAAAGCAAAATTTCCTGTATTCATCTTCAGATTTTTCTTCAATCCATTTTCCTTCTTTTTTAACTATTCTAGCTATATCTATAACTTCTTCTAAAGAAATCATCAGTTCAATCCCTCCACTTTTTCCCAGTCCTCATCAAGTATAAGGACTTCTTCAAAGTTATGTTTATAATCTATCTCTAAGTCTTCCCAGTTTTCATAAGTCTTTTTAGTTCCATCTTTAAAAGTTATTTCTAAGTCTGCTCTTGACAAGTCCCAATCTTCTATATCGTCCCAATCAATACCTAGTTCTTCTAAATCCCAACTAAGATATGCACTGTACCTAGCTTCTATAATTTTAGGTTTAGTTCCTTCTATCCAATCACTCATGTTATCTCCTGTATATATACATCATCATATCCTTTATTAATCCACTCATCATAATGTTTCTTTGCTATCTCGTATGTAGTGTAGTAGTCATCACAACCACCAACCCATACAACATATTTATAATCACTCATTATAGTTCCTCCCAACATCTTGTATCATAAGATATTTCAGTGTTTGTAATTTCCCATAGCAATCTTTTACCAGACTGATAATGTTCTGCTATCTCATTATCAGCACAATCTTCTTCATCATAATCATACTCATCAAAATGATTATCAGGTAGTTCCCATATGGTTTCTACTGTTTCTATTACTTTAAGTTTCATGTTATCTCCTGTGTTGTATCTATCTCATCTACCATATCCCATACATCATCAAAGGCTTCTTCTACTTTTACATCACATATCTTACTTTCTACTTCAATATGTAATATGTTTAAAAGTTCTCTGAAGTCACACCATTGTTTATATGTCATCATCTATCTCCTATAGTCCCATTTTTTGTAGTCGTTGTTCTATTATTTCTTGGTCATGTTCTGAAATTAAATCTGCATAATCAACAGTTAACATGAGAACTAACTCCTCTATTATTTCTTTATCACTCATCATCTTCCTCCTCTATGTCTGCAAGATACTCACTCTCATCAGCTTCTGTGCCTATAAGATGTTGCACCCTGTAGTGATTATCAACTAAGTTATCTATCATCTTTTCTAGTTCGTCCATGTTTACTCCTATATATTATCTATAATTTCTTGTCTTATCTCTTCTAAATAAGAGATAGCTTCTCCAATATTTAAATCATTTAATCTTCCAGATTCTTTTAAGCCACAGTTCTTATACTCATGTATAAACTCTATCACTCTATTTACATTTGCTAAATCTTCGTATCCCATGTTATACCTCCTCAATATATATTTTATGTCCTCTTGCTGAGTTGTTTAAACTCTTAGAGGATATCTCCATGATACAACTTACATTGTAGTCAAGTATTCTTTTGTGTGCATTACCTTTAAAGAAGTGTGCAGTAGCCATTATCTTAAACAATTCCATAGCTTGTTGTTTAGGATACTCTAACATCTTTACTTCTTCTCTCTCATTATCAAACCTACAACTATGAGTTGAAAGCTTTATAAGTTCTTCGTTATCTTCCCATATATAATTAAATATAAATCTATATGTTTCGTATTTTGGATTTTGAAATCCTATTTGTTTTCTTGGCATTGTTTTACCTCCTAAGTAAATTGGTCATAAAATTCTTGTTCTGCTATGAACTGTAGAATCTCATCTCTATCATCATCGGCATCTAGTCCGTTTATGTATGCTACAGTATTTACAACATCATCAATCAAACCTGCCTCATCATCAGCAACTACATCTTCATACAGTCGCTCTAATGTCTCATCATTTATTTTATTTGTCATAGTTCCTCCTTATTATATTTGTACTACATCAATTACAAACCCTGAATAATCCTTCTTGGCTTGTCCCTTTGCCTTTAGTCCTATCACGCTGTTAGGCTTGTCAAGAAACCTCATGTCGTGGGTGTCTCCATCTATCACTTCTAGTCCCTTGAACATGCTTGGCAAGTCCTTAGTTCTAAACACTACTGCTTTGTTGTTCGGCACTTGGTCAAACATCTTAGCGTATTTGTCGTTGGCTTCACTATAACTCCATGTTAAATGATAGTTGGGTATCTTGTCAACCTTTCTCGTTGGTATCTTTGTATAGTCATAGAACTGTACATTTGGAAACATCTCAAATATATTCTGTCCATCTATGTCTATCTTCTCCCATTGTATATCACTCGTGCCATTGAGTCTTATTGCTGGTAGTTTATCTTTTCTATTACATGCTCGTATAAATTTCTCAATGTCATGCACCAGTTGTCTCATGAACTCGTCTCTATCATTTAGAAACAAATCAGTTTTTCTTTGTCTAGCTTTTTGGATACTCGGATAAACTCCGCCTAATCCTGCTGTATTTAGACAAGCACTCTTACATTTTGCTATGTCTTGATAAGGGCATATCTTAGTATTTACTGGTCTAAGATGCATTATCACAGACCAGTATTTACTCGATACTTTATTACTCTTATCAATCTTGGGATTTTTTCCCACGCTTAATAAGTTATAACTCATATCAACTCCTCGTAATTAAGCAAAGATATCTACTCGGTATCAGATTGAATACAATCCCTCTACTTGTAGAATAGAAAACCTTGTTTGATTTTCTTCTTGCTCTTTTATTATTTGCAACTCTAAACTTAAACCCCATCAAATTAACATGATGAAACTTCTTGTTATTGTTGTATCTATCTTCAAAAGTTTTTATGCTTAACATAATAGCCCTCTCAATATGTCTCATATTTTAAATAGGTAATGAGACTTTAACCTTTCGGACATAGTCCTATTAAGTTATACATAGTATAAAACAAATCTTTTTGAATTGTCAATACTTTTTTTGTATTTCTTTTTAGTTTTTCGATATCCTCTAATCAACTAATTAAATCTAGTATTTCACAAATTTAATTCTTTGTCAACACTTATTTAAAAATAATTTCAATTAATTACATTTTAAATAAATGTAGTCAGTTTAAAAACTTGACTAGGTTTTAGGGGATTAACTTCTCTTTTCTTGTTCTCTAATTATATGAGCTTGTTGCCATATTGGGGCTGTTGCTTGTTTAACTGTATGCCATTGACTAGGCAATAAACCCTTTTTATTATTCGCTTTTCTATTGTAATACTTACCATGCATTATAGAACTTATCAATTGAGAATGTTTCTCTTTTGAATAATAGCCTTTTAATAATTTCTTGCGTTGATTCTTACTAAGTTTTTTAGGCTCAACAGTCTCAACATGCTTTAGTTTAACTACAGTTCCGCCTAGCGGGTGTAATTCTATTACTTGTTTCATACCCATAATATAAATACCTCTATGGTTATTGCTTTCGGTTTATTCCTAATCGCTATAGTTGTATTAAAGAACATATTTAAATAAAAGTCAACACCATTTCAAATAAAAGTATATAGAATTTATATATTAAATAACTTGTAAATCTTTGCAAAGTATGATAGATAAATATTAACTATCATAGAACTATTTAAAAGTCAATAGAAAATATTAATTATTTTAACTAAATTACTGTATAAACATACAGCATCTTAAATGCCTTGTATTGCATTTTCTAAGGGTGGTTAAGGTGTTAACATTAACTAATCAATCAAGAGCTTAGAGGGGCTTAGAATTGAGATATATAAATGAGAGTTATAATATATTATAAATGATAGGCACAAAAAAGCCCCAATTAAGGGGCTTGTAAAGTTTGAGAAGTTTTAACTGTTTTGTTTCTCCCAAATATCATTGAATGCTGTTTCAATCATTTCAGCACCTAATTTTTTAATTTCATTATATTTTTTATAGTTGATATCAAAAGCTTCATCTCTACAACATAATGAAAGTTTAGCAACATCGTTAAAATGACTTGTCCACCTTTTAGAATATTCCTCTAAAGAAACATCTTTATATTTAGTTTCAAAAATTCCAGTATCTATATTAATTGTTTTCATATTATATCCCTTTTTGTTATGCCTATACTGTATATTCATACAGTGTTTTTTGTAGGCTGTTATTTTGTTCATACCTATTATACACATAGATTTAAAAGAATGTAAAGCTTTTCAAGATTAAAAAGTTTGTAAAGTTGATATATATTATAAATAACTAACACTTTACAAAAGATATAAGCTTCTTTAACCAGTTTTAAAAACTTTGCAAAGTTTTACAAGTTTAAAAAGTTTTATAAAAAACTTGACAAACTTTGTAAAATGTGGTATAGGAAAATAAGTTTAGAAAAGACTTGACAAACTTTGTAAAGTGTGATAAGAGTCAGACATTCATGGCTTTTATAAAGTTTTATAAGTCTCAGTGATGGGAGGGGCAGAGTGCCAGTGGGGGTGGGTGGGTATATATATAAACCATATACATTTCTACCTATTTTAGACGTTAACCAGCCCCTATACTTTACAAAGTTTTATATAGGATTTAGGACAACTTCAAAAGGCTCTATAGGGATTTGTTAGGGTGGCTATATTAGATATATAACCGGGGGACGTTTACAACTTTATTATACATATACTTTTCAATTTTGTCAAGTCTTATTTAAAATAAATACAAAAACTTTAAAAGGACTTGACAAACTAGTAAATGATGTATATAATAATACCATGAGCTACCTACCAGAAAAGAAGAGAAACCTAACTGAGAAACAAGAAGCATTCTTGAATCACTTAGTAGACACTGGTGGGGATTTCAAAAAGTCAGCCGAACTTGCAGGGTATTCAGGCAACCACTATCAAATATTAAAAGCACTTAAAAACGAAGTAGTTGATTTAGCCAGTGACGTACTTGCAAGGGAAGCCCCTACTGCAGCATTCAAGCTTATAGAGGTTATGAAATCTGATAAGCCTGTTCCCCAAGCTAACAATAAGTTACAAGCTGCACAGACGATACTAGATAGGGCTGGTGTTGTTAAGACGGATAAGATAGATGTCAATCATAATGTTAGTGGTGGTATCTTTATACTACCAGAAAAACATACGATTGATATAGAAGCAGAGGACGCTACCTATGAAACTTTGGATAACTGAACACGTTAATGAAGATGGAGCAGCTATTGGTCCATATATCAAAGCAGATACAGTTGCCCAAGCTAATAGAATAGCAATACAATACGGGTTGTTAGTTCTAGGAGAGATTCAAGAACTAGAACACGAAATAGAACTAGAAAAGAAACTAGTTCATTAAAACTAAGGCGGTACACTAATGAGCATTACATACAGAGGAGAAACTTTTTCAGGTTATAACAAACCTAAACGTACTCCGAAACATCCAACTAAATCACACGTAGTTCTTGCAAAGGAAGGAGATACTATTAAAATGATTAGGTTTGGTGAACAAGGTGCTAAGACTGCAGGGAAACCTAAAGCAGGTGAATCAGCCAGAATGAAAGCAAAGAGAAAGTCTTTTAAAGCAAGACACGGTAAGAACATTAAGAAAGGTAAACTATCAGCAGCCTACTGGGCTGATAAGGTTAAATGGTAGTCGTATGCCACAACTAGGTAGTAACGAAAAACCTGTCCTTATGTCTAGTAAAAAAAATAAAGGTAGACTTTACAAACCTTCAGACGGTGGTAAAGGTTCTGCACCTAGAGTTAATATACACTCTAAACAGTATAGAGACAACTGGGATATTATATTTGGAGGCAACAATGCCAAGAAAGAAAACGACAACTAAAAAGAAGTCAACTGTGAATAAAGCTGGTAATTATACCAAGCCAACCTTGCGTAAGAGACTTTTCGAGAAGGTTAAACGCGGTACCAAAGGTGGTAAAGCCGGTCAGTGGTCTGCTCGAAAAGCCCAGCTCCTTGCTAAACTTTATAAAGCTGCAGGGGGTGGCTATAAATAATATGAAAAGGATTAAAGAATTTATGATTGAGATGATGAATAAACTAAACAAAGTATATGCTAAACTATTTAAAAAATGTTTAACACCAGAGAAAAAGAATGCCAAAAGCAAAAAGTCAACAAAGTCTAGATAATTGGACAGAACAAGATTGGGGTACTAAGAGTGGTAAACCGTCTGCGAAAACGGGGGAAAGATATCTCCCGAAGAAAGCGATTGCAGCATTATCAGACTCAGAATATAAAGCAACAAGCGATAAAAAAAGAAAAGATACAGCAGCCGGAAAACAACATTCACCTCAAACAAAAAAAGCTAGAAGAGTAGCTAGACAGTTTAGAAGAAAAGGTGGTATAGTTTAGATGAAAGAAGGATACATAAAAAGAGCTACATCAACCATACCTTTTGGATATGAGTTAGTTGATGAGTCTAGTTCGTTTTTAAAACCTATTGATGAAGAGTTAGAAGCTTTGCAAGTTGCAGAGAACATGATAGTAAACGAAGAAGTATCCCTTCAAGCTGCATGTGATTGGTTAGAATACAAGACGGACAGACGAATGTCTGCTCCGGGACTTAAAAAACACATAGATAAAAAATATGGATTACGAAGCGAAAGATTGGGAACTGAACCCTCATCTTTACTTGCAAGATAACGAAGGTAATTTTGTAAAGAACAAAGACGGTACGCCTCGTAAGAAAGCAGGTAGACCAAAAACAGATACTGAGAAAGCGATTAAGTCTGCACGTGCTACTATAAGTCGTAAACAAAAAAACATTCAAAAGTTAGAACAAAAGCTTAACAACGCTAAAAGTTCTTTTAAA